GCTCGCGTAGCGTGCGCACCTGCTGCTGCAATGCGTCGGTGTAGACCTGTACCGACCGCTTCATATCATCGTTGCGTGCCTTTTCCTTAAGCGCCAGGACCGACAGCTCGCTATCGGCGTCCTTCTGCGCCTTGACCATGTTGGCCCGGGCGTCCGCGATCTTCTGGTCCAGCTGAATGCGCTGCTCGGCGCTGGTGGTGTTGCGGGCCTTCGCCTGCTCCAGCGCATCGATCTCGCTCTGGTAGGCAGCAGTCACCTGCTCCTTCTCGGCATTGATCAGCACCACGCGCTGGCGATAGTAGTCCTCCTGCGTGATCAGCCCCGCCTTCTGCTGGGCCTCCAGTTCCTTCTGGCTGTTGGCATAGCTGGAGACCAGAGCCTTACGGGCGTTCTGCTCGTCGTTGAGATCCGTCAGGTCGACGGCGCTGCGACGGGTACGGGTGCGGGTCTTCGGGTCCTTGTAGCGGTTCTCGATATCCGCAAGGCCTAGCTGGTACTGGCGCTCTATCTGCGCCTTATCGATTCCCGGTTGAGCAAGGGATGTGGCCCGATCCTTACTGAGCTGATCCAGCTCCTTCTGCTTCTTCGCCTGCCGATCCAGCCCTGCCTCAGCTTTAGCGTTTAGCCGATCCAGCGCACTTACGGCATCCTCCCGCTGCTTACGCTGCTCAGCCTGTTCCTTGGTTTTCTTCTGCTCTAGCGCGAGCTCGTTTTCAAGCCCTTTGAGCTGCCTCTGAAAGTCAGTGTTGTCGTATCCACCGAGCTCTTCGCGATCCTTAATGAGCTTTCGTAGCTTGTCGATCCGCTCCTGCAGCGTGTTCTCGCGGAACAGTCCCAGCATTTTGTCCCAGGCGCTAGACGCTAGAGAGCCGAGGTCACTCCATGCCTTGCCTAGCAGCGAAAGGTTCGCCTTGACCCGAGTAGCCATGAGGTCGTGGGCATCAGCCAAAGCAGTTTGGGCCAGAGCCGCTGCCTGATCCCTCTCACCCTGCTCCTCCAGCGCCACTATCTGCTGATAAACCGATGCCGTCAGATAGCCGTACTGCTCGTTGAGTTTGCGCGATGCTTCTACCGGCTCCTTGCCCAGAGAGATGTACTGCGCGACCACGTCCTCGATGGCGGTGCCGGTGGCTTTTGAGAAAGACAGAGCCGATACGCCGATCTGCTCCATGTTCTCGGCAGCGATCTTTCCGCTCTGCGCCATCAGCACCAGGGCCGCAGATGCCTGGCCGGTGGTGCCGACCACGTTGGAGATGTTCTTGGCGGTCTCCGCCAGCTGGTCTGCAGAAGTTCCAGCTGCATTACCGGTGAGAATTAGCGCTTTCTGATAGGCCTCTGTCTCTTCACTCGCCTGGTAGTAGGCCAAGCCGAGTACGGCTGCTGCCGCAGCAGCTACCGTGAATGGGTTGACCAGCCCCATGACATAGCCGCCCAGCGCGCTCGCCGCCGGCCCGATGCCACCGAACATATCCTTCAGCTGCCCGCCTTGCTGCAGCAGCACAGTCAGCGGCGCCTGGCCGGCCTGGAGGCTGACCACGATGTCGGTGAACTGGGCTGGCACGTTGCGCAGCGCCGCTGCGGTCTGCTTGGCGGTGTTGCCAGTTCGCGTGAGGCCCGAGTCGAAGTCGGTCAGGCCCGTGCGGGTCTGCTGCAGCTGTCCGTTGAAGCGCTCGAACGTCTCCGCATCGATCAGCCCTTTCGCCTTGAAGCTCTGCAGCTTGCGCTGCTGGGCGTCCAGCCGATCCAGAGCGGCGACCGTGGGGTCGATCTGGCCCAGGAGCTGGGCGAGCTGCTCCTTCTGCGACTTCAGCGGCGGGATGGTCTTCGGCGCGGTGACCGCCAGGGCCTGTAGCTGCGCCGTCATCTCCCGCAGCGACGCCGCGGCGGCCCGGAACTCGGCAGACGAACGATCCACGGCAGAGCCGAGGTTCGCCATCGATTGCACCGACTGCTGCTGCCGGCTATTCAGCAGCTCCAGCTGCTCCACGGTCTGCCGCGACGACAGGGCCATGTCGCTCATGCTCTCAGCGACGTAGGTCTGCTTGAGCCCCAGCGACTGCAGCTCGTGGTTGACCGTTACCGCGGCCTTGGCGATCTGAGCCAGGGACGTGGCCGACTCGCGCTGCCGTTGCGCCATGTCGGACAGGGAGCGCGTGGCCTCGCGGGACTTCAGGTTGAGCGCGGCTAGTTCAGCGTTGGTGCGGGTGCCGGCCTGCACCAGGCGGTCGAGATCAGTGGCGGCGGTGTCGACGCTTTCCGATTCGACCCGAATGCCTAGTTGGGCGATGTTCATCATTCTGGTTTCTGCTCCGCCATCACTGCCAGCGCCTCGGCCTCCATGATGCGAACGTCATGGAACACCTGGTCGCGATCCTTCTTGGGCACGCCTACCAGGCGCATCACGGCGGGCAGCGCGGCATAGTCGAGGCCGCTGGCGCCGGCCATGCCGGTACGCCATTGGGTCGACATCGCCTCGAACACGTTGAAGGCCTGCCAGTTGTGCTGCCAGACCTCTACGTCGTCCTCTTCGAACATCGCTGCCGACAGGCCAAAGGCCGAGAGTGCTGCCTCGGGCGGCGCGCCACCGTAGAGCGCGCGCGCCGCCTCCCTCAGTTTCCCGACTTGGCCGGCCGATAGGCCTGGTGGTAGGCGCTGAGCACCGCAGCGGGAGCATTGACTGAGGTCAGCGCCAGAGCGCGGATGGAGTCCTCGTTGAACTCGTCGTCGAAGCCCCAGCCCACCACAACCTGCTGGATCTGGCCGACCTGCATGTCGACCTCCAGCTGGGTGGCCTCCTCGACCGACTTGCCCTGGGCAACTTCCACCAGCTCCTTCTCCTGCTGGTTCCAGCCGTCGATGACCTTGGCCAGCTCGACGCGGTCCAGGAAGCGGAAGGTGAACGGAACCACCATGACGTCACCACCAACGCGGGGCAGCGACACGTCAGCCTTGAAGGTCGGCGCCTGCTGAATCAAGAATTTCTTCGCCATGATCAGCCTCAGGCAGCGGTGGAGTAGCGGGTGGGCTCGGCCTGCAGGGCCAGGCCAACGGTGCGCGTCAGGATCTGGCTACGCGCGACCACCGGCTGCTTGGAGTAGGAAATGAAGGCGCCGTAGAACAGCGCGTCATTGCCAGGCAGGTTCAGCCGCGCGGCTTCGACCTGCTGGTTCGCATCGGCGGCTTTCAGCACCGGCACACAGGCCTGGACCGGGTCATCCGCGATGGTCAACGTCATGCTTGCGGCAGACTTCTCGGTCGGCAACTGGCGACCCTGGGTGTCTTCAAGGAACACGACGTCGACGTACTGCTGCTCGCCGCCCGCGAAAGCAACCTCCTGGACCTGAGGGATCACTACCCACGCGGTGATCTTTTTCATGGAGCCGACACCACCGTCCTTGGGGAAGCTGGTGAGGTTGGTCGTGTCGACCCCCTCCAAGGTCACGGCAGTCGAGTTGACGGCCTTCACACGCACGACGCGGCCGTTCAGTAGGCCCCAGCCGGAGGTAAGCAGGACGATATCGCCAGTGGCGATCGCAGCACCCGATGGGATGGTGGCCACGGCCTCGGCAGCATTGCTGACAGCGCTCATGGCGACGGCGGGGCCGTAGGTGGACGCCATCTGGATGGTGGCGCCGTTGGGGAGCTTGTAGCCCATGATCTATTCCTCGTGCAGAAATGAAGAAACCCGCACAGGGCGGGTCTCGGGTTTGCCCAACGGGCGAATCAGTTGGTGTCGGCGCGGTAGCTGAAGCTGGCCGGCAAGGTGAAGGTGCTGGCCTCGGGGACCTCAGGTCCCTGGCTTACCGGGGTGGTGATCACCACGGTAAAGGCGTCCCTGGTCAGGCGGTCATACAGCGGGAACAGGTCCGCCAGCTCGCCGACGATGTCCTCGGCCTGGCCAGCCCCCTGCCCGGTCGGTACCACCACGCTGATCTGGAACACGCCCTGGTACCGGCGATGATCGCCAGCCAGGGTGTCGCTACCGGTCGGAGCCGGCAGCAGGTAGGCGCGGAGGTAGATCCCGTTCTCGGGCGGGGTGAAGTCCTGGTTCTGGTAGGCCACTGGGTAGCCCTCGGCAACGGCCCAGGCCGATAGCCTCGACTCGAACAGCTGGCGGATGCGCTTCTGGCTCATACCTGGTGCGCCTCCGCGGCCTCTTTGACCATCTGCTGGAATTGCTCAATGGTGATCCGCACCATGCCGTGTGGCGCCTTCTGGCTATGGCCGTATTCCAGCGGGATGCCGTAGACCAAGGTATTGACCAGGTAAGCCACCTGCCCGGGCTCCAGGGCATTGGCAGCGGCCACCAGGCGCGCGATGGTGTCGTCGCCCTCCTTGTCGGTGGTGATCAGGCTGCTGTTCGCCGGGGCGCCGATGGTCAGCTGCCAGTTCGCCTTGAACCGGCCGGTGTCCACCGGGCTGAGGTTGATCAGCGACT